CAAAGCAAACGCAGAATGGCTCGTGCGAATCGGTCAAACTGCAACAGCACCAAAACCAGTCACTAAGAAAGATGAGGAATAATTATGGCACAGGGAATCGTAAATAAGGTTGGATTCAAAGTAGGAGCATCAGACCCTGCCTCAATCGATCTTAGCGCGTATGTAACAAGTTTCACATTGACTCGTTCTGTAGATCAGATCGAGACCACAGCTATGAATGATACAGGGCATCGTTTTGTGGCTGGGCTAGAAAATAATCAGATTACTGTGGAGCTTATTAATGATGATGCAGCATCTGCTGTACTTCAGACAATGAACACACTTTTCAAGACAAACGCTTACTTCAAGTGTGCGCTTGATAAATCAACTACAGGATCAGCAGCCAACCCATTTTACAGTGGGCTAATCTTGGTTGATTCTATTACTCCAATTTCAGGAGCTGTTGCTGATCTAGGAATGCAGAGCTTGACTTTTCAGGTCTCAGGAGCAATCACAGTAGCAACTACAGGCACATTCTAATCAACTAACAAAGGGGCAAATCATGGCACAGTTAAAAATTACATTTGTAGATGGAAAAGTAGTGCAAGGGGAAATCACGCCTCTTATCGAATACATATTCGAACAGCATTACAAGATGGGCTTCCATAAGGCTTTTCGTGAAGAAGAGATGCAGACCCAAGTGTATTTTTTGTCTCATGAAGTTTGTAAGCGGCTAGGTGAGCCAGTTGATGCAAGGTTAGAGACTTTTATCGGCACTCTAAAAAGTGTTGAGGTATTAGACTCAGACCTTTTAGCTTAAAGCGAGATTTGCCTTTCACCTACCTCATTGCTCGATTGAGCATAAGGTTGCAAATCCCGCCACAGCAGTTACTTGAGTTAGATCCAATAATGCTCCAAGCCTTGTTGCAGGGTCTTAAAGATGAAGCGAAGGAGATAAGCGATGGCAGTAGAAGTAAAGGGCGTACTCGCACTCCGTAAGGCTCTTAATGCCTATGCTCCAGATTTGGCTAAAGAACTAACTGCTGAAATTACAAAGTCATTGAAGGTTATTCAAAAGGATGCTAGAGGGTTTGTACCCAATAGAGCTCCAGGTGGTTTGTACAATTGGGATGATAATTCTAAGGGCAAACAAATTACTGCTAAGACTTCCATGTTTAGAACTTTCAATGTAGAAGGTCGCTTGCGCCCGTTTCCTCTTTACAACGCAACTGAAATCAAGCGCGGCATCGTTTATCGTACAGGCTACGGCAAGCCTAACGCTAAAGGCTTTCGCTCCCTGTTTCGCGTAAGGAATGTTTCAGGGGCAGGTGCTATCTATGAAACTGCTGGTCGCACTCATCCTAATGGAGACCCAAGAAGCAAATCCAATAATCCTAGAGCTGGTGCTAGGTTCGTCCAGCAAGGCGCTATTTATGGTCGCAAGTCTAGCTCTGGAGATATGCGTGGTCGTGTCATATTTCGCGCTTGGGAACAGGATCAAGGAAAACAATTGATTTATATTATGCAAGCTATTGAAAACGCTAGAGTCAATCTTAATAAACGAGCAACAGTAAGCAGCACAAAGGCATCAGCATGAGTAACATTCTTATTGAGATTCTTGCCGAATTTACAGGCAAGAAAGCATTCAAGCAGGCGGATACAGCCGCAGCGACACTTGCTAAATCAGCTAAGAAATTAGGCGCAGCCTTAGGTATTGCCTTTAGTGCTAGAGCTGTTGTCCAATATACCAAAGCTGCGTCCATCGCTGCTGCTCAAGATCAGAAGGCTCAGGCATTACTAGCAATCAATTTGAAAAATCTTGGTCTTGCTTATGCCAATTTAGACTCTGAAAAATTCATTGCAAGCCTTGAAAAACAATCAGGAATTTTAGATGATGAGTTAAGACCAGCATACGCTCAATTGGCTCGCGTTACAGGGTCAATTGCTACTACTCAAAAGCTAATGACAGTTGCCTTTGATGCATCTAATGGTTCTGGCTTATCTTACGCATCAACTATAGATATTCTGTCACAGGCTTTTGTAGGCAACCAAAAAGGATTAAAACAATTAAATCTAGGCTATACCGCTGCTGAATTAAAAGCTAAGTCTTTTGATGAACTTATTGCAATCATCACAGACCGATTTGCGGGAGCAGGCAAGACAGCACTTTCTGGCTATGCAGGCCAAATGGATAAACTTAATGTCGCTACTTCTAATGCAGCAGAAACTTTAGGCGGAGCATTTTTAGATGGCTTCAAAAGCATTGCTGGTGGCGGAGATATAGATCGAGCAACTAGCAAAATAGATAAATTTTCAGAAGGATTAGCTGGAGTAATCAGAGTCCTAACAGGTGTTAATAGTTTAGAAAATATGCTGAAAGGTGTTGAATGGACTGGCTTTTTAGGCTTAGTACCTGTTGCACCTAAAATTGCAGGCGCACAATCTCCAGGAGAGCGTAAAGCAATTGATGCAGCTGCTAAAAAAGCAGAACAAGAACGATTGAAAATTGCAAAAGAACTGGCAAAAGTTAATGCCAAGATTCTTGCTGATAAGAGACTATCTGCGGCTATTGATAAGGCTAATCTAACTCTCAATAAAGCTACCGATGTTTTTGATATGGATGCTATCCAACTTCAAGCAGCCATGATTAACCAGACTGAGCAATTAGGAAAAGTTACATCTCAATCTCAATTATTGATGATTACAAATGATATTGCGCGCTTGCAAATTAAAAAGGACATTATCGCTCTGGAAGATGCTATTGCTTCTAAAGATAGTGCAGCAATAGAACGAGCAACTAAAAAGTTAAACGAAGATTTGAAAATCTTGGGAACTTTGCAAAATCAAAGTATTAAATTAACAGATATTAAATCCATACTTGATTCTATTGTGCCTAAAGATTTAATAGATCAGCAAAATCTAGACGATGCTTTAGAAAAGATTAAAAAAATGATGTTATTGCTTGCTAGTGGTCTAGGCAAAATTGATATTGGCGGCGGCGGCGGTGGCGGCGGCGGTGGCGGCGGCGGTGGCGGTGGCGGCGGTGGCGGCGGCGGTGGCGGCGGTTTAATTAAAAGCGTTGCTGTAACAGATTCTCAAAAATGGGCAGAAGAAATTGCTGCTCAATTGGCTAAAGATAAAGCAATAGCGGCTGCTGTTTCCTTAACTAACCAAGTTGCTCAAAGTTCATTTGCTATGGGTACTGGGGCTGGATTAAGTACGGCAGCGGCCATATCGGGCGCAAGATACGCAGCACAAGGTGCAGCTTCAATGGGTGGTGGATATGTCGTCAATATCTATGCAAACACCATTGCCAATCCAGATGAGTTATCGGGTCTCATACAAGATACTGTTATTAGACTTAATAAACAAGGAGATTATTTAACAAACGCTGGAGCATTATGAGTCGGCCAAGTATAAATGTAATTATTAACTTCAGCACTGGAGCTGAATTTGGAAATCCATTTATTTTGGATCAATCTAAATTAGGCAGTCTTGATGTTCTTTCACCAACAACTGCTCTTGTAGTTGATGTTTCTAACTTAGTAGATGCAATCAGTACTAGCAGGGGGCGACAATTATCAGCTGAGCAATTTAATACTGGTACTGCTTCGGTTCGGATTATTGATCAGACAGGCGCGTTCAACCCCCAGAACCCAAGCTCACCCTATTATTCTTATTTAAGTCCTATGCGCAAAATTGCTATTACTGCTACATATAATGGAGTTACTTATCCAATTTATGCTGGTTACATAGTTTCTTACGATACCAGTACTCCCAAATTTGCTGGAGATTTAGTTTATACAACAATAAGCGCAGTCGATGGTTTTAGGCTGTTTAATAATGCTCAGTTCTTTGGAGTCACTGGTGCTACTGCTGGTGAGACAAGTGGCTCACGCGTGACCAAGATTTTAGACACTATTCAATGGCCTGCGTCTATGCGCGATATTGATACAGGACAGACCACAGTTCAGGCTGATCCTGCAACTCAGAGAACGGCACTTTCTGCACTTCAAAACATGGCCTTGACTGAATATGGCGCTATCTATATGGGGGCAGATGGCAAGTGCGTGTTCCAAGATAGAAGCGTTACAGCTGGTTCTATTGGTTATACTCCTGTCGTGTTTAACGATGATGGCACAGGCATCAGTTACTTTGATGTCAAGTGGGTCTTTGATGATACTCAGATTTACAATAAGGCAACTGTTACTCGCTCTGGTGGCAGCGTTCAAACAGTCTCAAATGCTGATTCTATTATTAAGTATTTTACGCACTCATATAATCAATCTGGCCTA